AGCCAAATCCTTTGTAATGCTCCTGCAGTCTCGGAGAGTAACCACCCTCCGAGAATCTGTCATTGATTCTGATGTATCTTGATACCTGTGTAGCTTCAAGCTTGTATTCCGCCCAGGCGAATTCGTTTACACTGTTGTATCCTGAATTCTTTAAGATATCCGTATCTCTTCCCTGTTTCAGCAAATATCCTGTCATAACAAAATCTTCCACTGTTCTGTTCAGAACGGTATTCATTGCCTTTTTGTATTCCTCATAATCCTGGTACTGTACTAATTCCATCAAACCGCCTCCAGTTCTTTTTCTATCTCTTCTGCTTCAAGGAAATCTTCCGCCAATCCCTGAAGGACTCTTATATTCTTTTTCTCTTCCAGCTCTGCAATATTGGCTTCTCTCTTGATCTTGCTGATCTTTGCCAACTTCTTATCTTCCTCTGTCAGACGTTTCCTGATTGCCTTCTGCCATTCTTTCAGGAATACCCGGATTTCCTCGATTCCCGGTTCTTCGTCATAATAGCTTCTGTGCTGTCTGATTGTGCCTCCCGGCTCTACTTCGATCGTGTAAAACGGGATTCGCGGTGCTTCCTGTCTTCGCAGAAAACAGATATATGTCTCTCTGCTCTCGATCCTGTCAAAATATCGTTCACTGCTGCCGGCACAATGATGCAGCGCACGTCCTTCTTTCACGATATCCACTAACGTGTTCGGTACAATGATCTTATACTCTTCATCTTCGTACTCGTATCGGCTCTTGATCTCTTTCAGGATTCCTTCTGCTTCCGGAAACTTCTGCCGCATCTCCTGTGCATATGCTTCTTTTCCCTCTGCATTGTTTTCCAGTTCTTTCAAGATCTGTATCTGCTGCCGGTCTACAACAACTTCATCATGTCTGCGTTTTAGCTCTCTTGGACGATAGACCATCTCGTCAGCCATATTTTTGCAACATGCCACGCACATACTGAGATAATCTTTATATTCTTCAAGAACGGCTTCTGCCGTCATTCCTGCATATTGTTCCTTTTTCTGCCTTTCGATGTAGTTCATGATTTTCTGTGGACTCATATATTTTTCCAGTTCCCGGATACCGCTCGGTTCTATCTCATTCTTTATCATCCACTGCACCGTCTCTTTCGAGATCTTCTGCCCTGCCTCGTCCGAATACTGCATCCAGCGTACCATTCTGTTCCCACCATGTTCGTCGCGGATCCGGTTGATCTTCTGACGGTCTTGGATTCTGAACATTCCCTCAATGCTTTCCTCTCTCATGTCCAATGGTCCGTAGTACTGTAATGGATATCCCGGATAGTCTGTACAGTCAACCGTATCTCTCAGCAAATTCCAAAAGTGTCCTTTTGCCAGGTACTCAATCTTCTGTGCATATCCTTTCATCTGTCCCGTCCCTGCCACAAGTCTGTTGTAGTTCAGTTCCTTTCCCATCTTTGATAGATACTCCAGGACTTTCGTTGCTTCGCTGTAAGTGGTCCCGTCTAATATCTGGCCGAATTCTCCCGGATACAAGTAACCTTCTCTTGCTCTTAAATTTTTCCGGTTTCCTTTTGTCCATCCTTCCCAATGGTCCTCATAATAAATCTTGTATGTTTTCTTTGTTTTTCTGTTAGAGTAGACCTTGTACAATAAGATTCTGATTTCATCTCCAAGCTCTACATAATGTCTTCCATTATCCCATCCGACCTTTGCTTCTATGATCCGAAGCACGCTTGTATCTTCATCTACCGGCTGGATGAGATAGCAGCTCTTCCATTTCTGTTCGATATGGTCTGTTCTTGTCTTTGCCCTCACCAGTTTTCCGCAGGAAGGGCAGAATACCATATCATTGTGCCGGATCTTCTTTTCTCCATCCTGTCGTTTGATTTCTTCCGGCCAGCTGGATTCTCCGCAGTTCGTGCAGACAAATTCTTTCGTTTCCCTGTTCCGGAACATGTAATCCTCTCCTGCTGCCTGTTCAAAAAACCATTCTCTTAGATTCTTCGGACGACCTGGAACTTTTCTCATCAGATTCATGAGTTTTATTTTCCGGTTTGTTTCACATCTTTCCCTAATCTCGCTGTTATAGCTATGTTCCAATCCGTTGATTCTCTCCCATGGGCTGTTGTTCCACGCTCTGTGTTTAATCAATCTTTTGATCCTGTTGGCGTCTTTCTCCTGCAATTTCGGATAATCGTCATATGTTCTCCATTCCCAATCTCGCCAGTCCTCGTTCAGTGCATTCAGGATACCGCCTTTTCTCCAACCATGCTGCTCTTTCCAGTACTCATGTTCCCCTGTCTCATAGTTGATACAGTACCGCACCAGCAGTTCCTTCGCCTGATAGATATTTAGGATCAGGATTTCCCCCAACTCCTGCAGCGAGGCTGTAAGTCCTTTTCCTTCCGGTTTCTTTGGTTTGATCCGTTCAATCGCTTTTCGTTTCATTTCTGCACCTCCACCCATTCTCTTTCTTCTGTCATGGAATAGATCTGATGCGCTTTCGCTTGTATTCCGTCAACATTCCTCACGCCTGCTGCCACTGGCTTGCCTTTCTCGTCCTCTACGATCAGTCCGATCACGGTTCCGTATTCGCCTTTCACTTCCGGATGTTTTCCCCTTGCGATCGCTATCTTTGTCTCTCCGATCGCTTTTGACCGCTCTTTTTCTGCGTATGCACCTCTTTCTCTTTTCTCCCACGTTCTCTTCGGATGGATGATCATATATTCCATTGCCGCCATTGCAATCTCCATAAGCGTCAGTTCTCTTAATAATGTCAGCTCTGTAGATACGACCATCGAGCATCCATCCTCTTCGTCTATACTCCCGCCAGCTTCGCACAGGAAGAATTTGTTCTTTCCATCGATCGGATACCACTGCAGGCAATCCAGGATATACTCCGCCGCATGGAATCCAGTGGATCTTGTTTTGCTTTTCTCTTCTTTGTAGGTCTTCCCTTTCTCGTACTGGAATGTCCCTTTTCCGTGTTTTGCCTGAATTTTTTTATTGAACCCTTTGTATACTCTCATTTCTTCTCACCCAGGTAATATTTCCTCACGATCTCTTTGATCTGTGCCTTTCCCGGTATGCTTATATACAACGGTGGTGTCAATCCTGCTGCCTTTGTGATCCTGTCATCCAACTGTGCTTTGTCGTTAAATGCATTCTTTAAGATCAGAGCCATGCATTCTTTCAATGACTTCCCTTTTCTTCTGACTGCAAAGGCCATCTCTTCGTCCTCTAAACATAACTGTTCGATAAAATCCGTCCAGTCTCTCAGTGCTCCTGTCAGACTCAGATCTTTCGCTTCCAGTTCCAGTTTTCCCATTGCCGCAAGACTCGGTGTTGTCAGTTCCTCGATTGCACCGGTGCAAAAGTCCTCTGCGTCTTCCGGATCCAATCCGTTCTCTTCTGCGATTGTCTTGATCGCTTCTAAGTCCCCCTCTTCTAACTGTGCTTTGGCCGCACGGTTAATCTCCTCGTAAGAATCAAATTCTCCAAATTTATCAAACATCTTTATACCTCTTTTCCTTGTAAGTACGCTTGTAGCGTCTCCTTATACTCGCTGTCTTTTTCATACACAATTTCTATTTCGTGTTCTGTGCTCTCTTCCAAGAACATTTTCCACAGATCTTGATTCTGTATGCCTTTTCCATCTGATTTCTTCCACTCTGCTCGTCTCCACTTTTCCGGATTATCTGCCAGTATCATGTTCTTGATGTACGTGTTCCTCGTGTAGAACACAACTCTGCATGGTTCTTTAAGCTTTTGCAGTGCATAGATCATTGCCAGAAGCACGCTGCGGTTATAAGTTGTTCCTTCCTCTTCTCCTTTCAGGAATCGGTCTTCAATATCTCCGTTTCTCCTTGTAAATGTTAAGGCTGCAGCATATCCTCCTCTCTTTGGTGCTGCCGGTCCTGTGATCGTGGTTTCTATGTAGATCTTCACCGTCTTCATTCTTCAAATCCTCCTGTTCAGCCTGATCAATGTATATCTCCGGTATTTGAATCCTGTAGCCGGATTGATTCCTTCATAGCTCTTGGCAATGTAATAGCCGTTCTTCTGTTTGATCTCTTTTGGCCATCTTGCCAGTTTTTTCTTCTTTGGTGGTTTCAGCGGCATGTTCCGCGAAGTGCTGTAACTGGATTCGCTGAGTCTTGGCTTGTCCCTCTTTCCATCCTCCCTCTTTTCTCCCACCTTCTCGTTTTTGGTGATGTAGGATGCGAGCTGTGAGAAATCCTCTTCGTAGTATTTGCTTTTCTCCAGTTGTTCTGCATAGATTCCACCGTGTGGCCAACATTCCTCTACCCAGCGGATCGTATCCCGGCATCCGGTGATGACCATGTGAACGTGCCATGCTCCCTTGGTTCCTTTCTCAATGTTCCGGATCCAGCGCAATTCGATCTGTTCTTTCTTGTATCTTGTCCTTAGCTTGCTTATCAGATTCGTGAAATCCTTCTTTGCTTTCGCCATGTCCGGAGGTCTTGCCTCGACTCTGTACGTCAACGTCAGGAAGTAGTCCCCCTTTCCAAAGTACTCCAACAATCTGTGTCTGGCTGTCTCTGCTTTATTCATGGCGTTCACCACTGCCATCTGCTCCGGTGTAGGCTTTCTCTTCTTTTCTCTTGGCAGTCCCCTTGCTCCATACCTGCCATCATGGTATTCCTTCACCTCCAGGATGTCTCCTTTCCGGAAGGTGTGTGTTACTCTCTTCGTTGCCATCGTATACCTCTATCTTTAATATCTTAATCGAGTATTAAAATGGGGCAGAACCCCCGTTTTTCTTGACTTCCTGCCCCACAGATGTTAAGATAATAATGTCTTTAATATCTGCGAGACAAAAGTCTTGCATTCAACACTTCCGTTACCTCCGGAAGTGTTGTTTTTTTATCTGTTTTTCCAGCGTCCTTGCGATCGAATTCAGCGCGTAGAAGCTTGCTGATACAGCCAGTCCGATCAGGACGCGCTCCAGCGTTGACTCCGGTGCTTTGACCGATATGGAATATGTAATTGCTGCTCCGGAAGCATAGAAGAGTCCAACAAGCATTCCAACACCTGTGATAAACCTTGTTCTCCAAAGGCTCATTCTAATATGATGTATTCTCCTTTGTTCTTCTTCCTGGCGTACTCGTTCGCCTCTTCCCATGTCCCAGAGCAACAGCCCAGTTCCTGTGTTTTCGTCCATCTGATAATCCATATGTGGTCTTTCTCCCTTCTTCCTCGTTTCTGGCTCATTTCTCATTCTCTGACATAACTCTGTCCAATCCATTCATGAGGAAATCTTCATACTGCATCCGCTCTTCCTCTGATCTCAGATCCGGATAGATTGCCATCCGGATCAGCTCTGCTGTCTGTTCCCCGGTGAACTGCCAGTCCTTTTCCTTTTCGATCTGCTCAATCAGGCTGGATCGAAAAAACTTGATCTTCACTTCCCTGTTCGGAATGTCCTGCAATTTTCCCGGGATCAGACTCAGTAACCTTCTTTTGTATAAAGCAAATTCTCTCTGTTGCATTCCTTTTTCCTCCTTCCTTTTTTGTATGATGTGCACGGATAACAGCGGCTACGTTCCATACAACTGTTTCTGTGTTGACAGTAGCAACAATCCTCCATGCTTGTCCTTCTTTCCACCGCCTAAGCGGTTTTATCCTTTCTTGATCTCAGATGCTCGTTTATGATAGTTGATACATCATTGATCACTTTTTCATGCTCTTTTTCGCTTTTCCCCAGATAAGCAGAATCATCGAATTTATATGTGCATCCGCTTTCTGTCTTTTTGATCTCTACGATCACCTGCATCACCTCCTAGAAAAGTTTATGTGCTACGGTTTGTACTTGTTGCTATTTTCTATTTTTTCTCCTATACTTTCCTTACAGGCTCCCGCCAGAGCTGAGTATGTAAAGAAAGGAGTTTTTTATGAAACTAATACCAGCATTCTTCCAGGCTATATATGTTTCTTACAATAGCCTACCTGTTTCCGATCAAATTCAACTTTTAGGAATCATTGCTTCTCTTGTAGTCAGCATTGTCGCAATTGTTATTTCTCTTGCAACTTTGCATCAGAACTCCAAAATGTTAGAATCTGCTTCTAGGCCAATTGTCTCTATGTATATAGATTCCATTACTGTCTGTGAACAGACTAGCTACTTTGTATTAAAGAACTTTGGAGCATCTCCCGCTAAAATTACCACTTTTAAATATGATTCTATTTTGAAAGAAACCACTCAAAAATTTGCTCTTCTATGTTCTCAATTTGATTTTGTTGAAGGAATTATTCTTGCTCCCGGCCAATCAAAATTATTAGAATATGACATGACGAAACTTCCTGTTGATAATGTGAGTTTTAATATCAAATATTCTTTTGGAAAGCTCTCATATTCTGAGGAGATAACTGTAAATGTAAAAAACTACATACATATTCCGGTAACACGAAACAGTTCGCATACACTTCCTGAAACCGAAAGAGAAGTCCAAACCTTACGTGAAATGTTAGAACGTTCTATGTGATAACTGTGTCTTTTGTTATTGAGGAAATCGTATCTTCTAAAATAGTTCGTGCAGTACCTACTGTTATTTTGTTTTTTCGCATGATTTCTATGATTTCCTCAATAATTTGATTTACTTTTTCTCCATTCACACTTTCTTCAATACCATTTTCATAGAAATCATAGTTGACATATCTCTTACTCATTCTCTTATCACCTATCTTTCATTATCCTTTGGTGTATGCAGCGATTAATGCGATAATTGAAATAATTGTTGGAAGCCACGGGTGTCGTTCTGGAAACGATGCCCAATCTATTTTTCTTTTCATCTCTTCTCTCCTCGCTTGCTATTTTCTATTTCTTCTCCTATACTTTTCTTACAGGCTCCCGCTAGAGCTGAGTACATACAAAGGAGTTTTTATGGATAATTCGATTTTATTAAGCCCTGACTCTTACGAACTTCTTAAATACATAAGTTCCCAGCCTAACTCATTAGTTACTAATGTTTCAGAACTATCCGAAGATTGCTTATCTCAGTTGGTGCATTACAAACTTATCGAAGAACACATGACTATCTACACCAATTACTTTCCTGTTGTTTCAAGTATCTCTATAACAGAACTTGGAAAAGGATATCTCTACGGCCGACAAAGCAATGATGCTTTTCAACAATCTGTGAAAGCTATTGCCGACTCCGCTAAAGAATCTGCCGACTCCTCCAAACATCTTGCCGAATCAACGCACAAACTCGCTACTGATTCCAAGAAAATTTCTAAATCTGCAGAGACTTGTGCTGATCTTGCATACAAGAAATCCAAAAAGGCTGATATCAAAGGATGGATTTCTATTGGTATCGCAGCATTTGGTGCTTTCATTGAGTTTGCAATTCATCATTCTGAAGTAATTGCTTTTGTCAAATCACTCTTGGGAGTATGACATGACAAAAGAATTGGAATAATAGTGCTAATATTGAAACGACCATTGCTACATCTGAAACCGTTATTTTTGACGGTTTCTTTTTCTTTCTATCTTTTCTCATCTCTTCTCACCCCACTTTCTTCTCTGGACCATCTTTCTCCATTGCGTCTCTTGCCTTGAGCACTTCTACGCTTCCTTTTACTACCAGGAGGCTTTCTTTGTCTAAATGCTTTAGGTTCTCTACAGTTTCTTCAATTAATCTTTTCTGTTCTTCACTCATGTTATTCACCTCACTTGCTTTGTGCTTATGTTGCAATTATATGCCACATACTTGCAAATGTCAATACTGTTTTTGCAACATTGTTGCATTTTTATCTTGATATATATGCTTTGTTGTGATATGATAAAGTCATAGCGAAGGGAGGTGCAACATGAACGAACGTATAAAAGAACTCCGGAAAAATCTAAAATTAACACAGCAGGAGTTTGCTGACGCTCTCAATATAAAAAGAGGTGCTGTAGCCAATTATGAAATAGGAAGAAACGAGCCTATTGATGCTGTAATTTCATTGATCTGTAAAACATTTAATGTAAATGAAGAATGGCTCCGATCTGGAGCTGGCGATATGTTCTTGGAGCTTCCTGAAGAAGATGAAGAAGCTGCTTATGTATCTGAATTGCTGGAAGACAGTGATAATGATTTATATAAGTTGATTAAGGAAATCATGCATACATATCATGAATTGTCTCCTAAATCAAAGGAAGTAATCCGTGATTTCAGTGCCAAGTTGCGAGAGAACATAAAAAAAGGAAGCTAATGCTTCCTTCTTTCTAA